AGAATTACATAAGGACATCAAGGTATTTGCAATCACAAATAATATGAACATTGAATCAGCTACTCAGCTATTGCTGAAACTTGGCATGGTTTCCTATAAGGAGAATAATCATGGGTCAAAATAAAGCAGCAGTAGAGAAGCGTAGAGAAGAGCTGAAAGCTGAAAGGTTAGACAAGCAAATCAAGTATTACTATTTTCAAAAAGGTGCTGGTAAGCATTACAGAGAAATAACTTATATGAGTGGCAAGGTAGTTAGGACTGATTACGATGCTTGAGTGGATTCTATATTTTATTGCAGGGATATTTGGTTTGGTTGCTATAGGTGGTTTGATTAGCATAGTGGCAGCAATATATATTTTAAACGAGTTAGATTAATGGTAAACAGCAGAAATAAAGGTGCAGCATTTGAGAGGGTCATAGTTAATAAGATTAATACCATTCTTGAATCTAAAGACATAGATACTAGGGTTAAAAGAAACCTTGACCAATATCAAACTAAAGGCATGGCTGATGTTTACTGGGATAAGTTTGCTATTGAATGTAAAAGATATAAATCAAGTGCAAAGAAAACCATGTATAAGAATGAGTGGTGGAAGCAGGCAGTTGAGAGTGCTGGTGATAGCTTGATACCAATATTAATTTATAAATATGATAGAAGAGATATTATGTGTGTAGTACCCCTGTTCTTGGTTACATCAGTTGATGCACCAAACTGGCAATGTACATATCTATGTCCACTATCTGAAATATGTGAAAGGTTAGATGAAATCTTACAGAAAGCGAATGGATTTAAACAGTTATCTACTTGAACAAGATTTTGAAGATTATTGCAGATTTGCATATGAGAAAATTCAATCTGCATGTGATTTCCTCGGAATTATAAATGACGAGGATTATGAGAGTTTTAAGGAAAGGTGTTATACCCAACTTGAAACAGATTACTTAAACAGTATTGATAGAACAATACATTAATGGAGAAAAAATATGGTTGACATATTAGGTGGAATGTCTAATTCCAACAGTGAGAGTCAGCAAGTTTATCTTGCTTTCAAAACATCACATCAGCAATTTTTTGCTAATGGTGAGACACCAGTAGAATTTCAATATCTACAGCTTGACCCTTCAACATTCAAATCAGGATGGGGAAGATATACAAAAGCTGATGGATTCGAATATCACTGGGATGATAAATTTGGTGTAGTAGCACCTAAACCAGCAGATGACTATAAAAGAGCATTTAGTGCTTGGGTCTTTCCGCAAGGAGCACAACATGCTTACTTATGGCAAAGATTCACTTATGCTGAGTCAAGTGCATTTAATAGCTTATTATCTACATTTTGGAATCAAATGGATTCTAGTTCAGCTAACTTGCCTGTTGTTAAGTATGAAGGCTCAAAACCTATCCAAGTAGGTATGGGTAACTCATCAGAGCTATCATTTAGCTTTGCTAAGTTTGCACCTAGAACTGCTGAGTTTGTGATACCTAGTTGGTATTTAGAACAAGAAGCACCAGTAGAGGACACATTTAAGAGTCCTAATGATGGTCTTGCAGATAAAGTGCAAGAGATGGTTGATAAGAATGAATTATCTGATGATGATATTCCATTCTGATGCAGTCAGTTGATTGGCAAAGAATAGCACCTGAAGTTGCTACACAATTACTAGGTGAGCCTAGTTCCAAAAAGTCACACGAGTGGCGATATGGAACGCATGGCTCACTGGTAGTCAATATAGAAGCAGGAACTTGGTGGGATTTTGAGAATGATGTGGGTGGTGGAATAATAGATTTAATTAAACATCTGAATCAAGATGTTAATACAGTTTTAAAACAGTTTGGTTATGACTTAGCATTACATTCTAATGACTCCTTAATCAGTGGCTTTACACCCCCTAAAAGTAAAGCTATAAGTAATGCTAGGTCATTCTCTAGGGAACAAATGATTGACCTTTACAAACAAGCTATTGTGAAGGTCAAGTATGCAGATAACTTTATGGTTCTTAGATTCCCTGAACGGCATCACATAAAGCAGAAATACGCACCATTCAGTCTTAATGAAGATGGAACTTGGTCTATGAAGCGACCTGATGGATTGCTACCCATTTATCATACTAATAAGTACCCTGATAAGCCTATTATCATAAATGAAGGTGAGAAGGCTCTGAGGGGTTGTGAGAGCATTTGGGATTATGATTCATGTACTTGGCATGGTGGGGTTAATGGTTGGGAAAAAGCAGATTGGAGTCCTATATATAAAAGAGATGTTTGGATATTTCCTGATAATGATGAAGCTGGTTTTAAATGTGCTAATGAGATTGCATCTATGCTTAAGAAGAATGGATGTAAAGTTAAGGTAGCTCAACCACCAGCAGAGTTTAAAGAAAAAGATGATTTGTATGATGCATTAGTCAGAGGGGATTTTAAGGAGTCCAAAGATTTAGAAGATTATATAAAAAGTTGTGTAGAGAAGAAGCCAAAAGGTATGGTGACTTTTACTAGAGCTGATGAACTTATGAAACAAGTAGATAATCCTGATTGGTTGATAGAAGGAATACTGGAAAAAGAATCGCTGGCTTGTGTGTTTGGTAAGCCAAAGAGTGGAAAGTCGTTTATTGCTATTGCTATGGCTGCTGCTATAGCTAAAGGTGAAAAGTTCTATGGTAATGATGCTTATGCTGCACCAGTAATGTTTGTGTGCGGAGAGGGTCAGAGAGGAACGAAGAGGAGGTTAGCAGCTTGGCAACAGGGAATGTATAGCTTAGAGAATGTTCCTTTATACCTATCAGACAGAGCTATCAGAATTAATGACAATGATGATTTTAAAATGCTAGAAGAAGAGATAGATGCATTACAGAATCAGGTTGGTAAAATTGGAATGATAGTTATTGATACTTTCCAGCGTAACTTTGTAGGAAATGAGAATAGTGCTGAGGATGTTGGTAACTTTATTAACAAATTAGATGGACTTGTATCTCACTATAAGTGTTGTGTTCTTTTGGTTCATCATACTGGTCATGGCAATTCAGACAGAGGTAGAGGTTCTAGTGTTATGGGTGCTTCTTTAGATTATGAATTTAAGGTAGAACGTGAGGATAAGGCTGTAGGTGATAACTTGGAAGAGCAAATGTTTGTATCTTTTGAGCAGACTTTAAATAAAGATGGTCAGGGAATGTCAGAGAAGTCTTTTGTATTTAAAGAAGTAGAGATTATTGGTGAAGGATTAAATCTTACATCAGGATTCTTAGAAGAGACTAATATTGATTTTAAAACTAAGAAATCAGATAAATTACCGCCAATGCAGGATAGAACATTAACTGCATTAGAAACTGTAGCTTATATTAAAGATAATCAGAATCCGCAAGACCAATTCTTAATGCCAAATGATTTAGAGGGATTTATTAAAAACAAAGCTGGAGATAATATAGATGCTAATAATATAGGCAAACATTTACGAGCATTAAAAGAAAAAGGACAGGTATATCAGCATGAAAAGTTTGGATGGCAACATATTAAATTTAAGAATGTGCAACCAAATTTGGAAGAAAAGTTTGATTAGGAAGGAAGTTGGAAGGAAGTTTGGTGGGAAGTTTTGAAGGAAGTTTTAGCTAAATATGAACAATTAGGTCGGAAGGAAGGGAAGGAAGTATGTAATACTTCCCTTACTTCCTACTAAATCATCAGGAAGGAAATGAAAACATACTTAAATGAATCTTTAAAAGATAAATTAAAAGAATTAAGACTTTATGAAGTCGATACTCGTATTAAGTGGGGTAATCGAAAACGAATCTTTAAGATGGTTGGTGTTCAGTTTGAGATTAAGTTTTGCAGGGCAGAACAAATGTTAAAAGATTCTTTGCAAAAAGATGCACCTAGAAAACAACTGCAAATGGTTGAAATGATGTTAAGAGCTTATGAGCAATTAAATATTAAATGTGAGGAAAGTGGTTATATACAAATACAACCTAATGCTAAGTGTTTTAACTTTGATAATAAAACAGCATTGGTTTGTGATACTGATTCTGAGAAACCTGTATTGGAGAAAATACACAAAGATGAAAAGGACATAATGATATTTAGCATAGAAGAATTATTTAGATGTATTCCTAGTGATTTTATAAGAGCAAAAGAGCTACTAAGTAAATTAGATAAATCAGTAAATATACAGAGAGTTGATTATGAAAAATACAAATAAAAAAAATGTAACAAAAAATAAAATAAAATGCAGTGAGTGTTATCTTTTATTTAAACCTAACAGCAATTCACAAAAAACTTGTTCAGAAAGTTGTAAAAAGATAAGAACAAAAAGAATAGCAAAACCAAGAAAATATAATCTTATTTGTAAAGAATGTAATAAAAATTTTGTTAATAAATACGGCGATAGAAAATTTTGTTCCAAAAAATGTAACACTGATAATAAAAATAAGCTTAATACTGCTTGTAAAAACTGTGGTAAAAAATTTCATGTAAAACCTAGTTACTTAAAAAGAGTAAAAGAACCATCATGTAGCAAAGAGTGCAGTAATGAAATTAAAAAAATAAAAGGATGGGAAGATTATTTATCTTTGAATGATATGTGTGTTGTTTGTGGTAAAAACAAACCAATTAAATTTTGTTATTCTAATACAAAAAAAAATAAAACTTGCTCAAAAGAATGTAAATATATATATCAGACAACAAAAAAAGAAAATTATAAAAAGGCATTATATAAATTTAAAGATAAAAACTATCAAGAACTACATAGATATATACAAAATAAAATTAGAAGTATAAAAAAAAGAGCAAAAAACAAAAATTTAAAATTTGATTTAGATGTTTTTTGGTTAATATCAATAATACCATCAAACAGAATGTGTCCAGTATTTAATTATCCTATGATTTATAAAAAACAAAATAATAAAGATTTATCTGCTTCTATTGATAGAATTGATAATAAAAAAGGATATACAAAAGATAATGTGTGTTGGATTTCATATAAAGCAAATAGATTAAAAAACGAAATGAATATTAATGATATAAAACTTATTTATGAATTTATGAAATTTTGTGAAATTGAAAAAAAATTTCCTGAAATGTTTGGTTCAATGTTTGTAGGAAAACCATTCAATACTAGTATTTCTGAAAAAAATGACTAATTGGCACGGAGGTAAAGGGTCAAAACGTAGACCTGAAGATAAGAAAAAAATAGATGCTAACTGGGAAAAGATATTTGGCAAAAAGAAAAAGGAAAAGAAGAAGTGAATAAGTTTTATAACGAAGATTTACCCTATGGAGAGGTTGGAGAAATGTTTGTGCTGAGTATTATCAACAGGAAACATCCTCAAGCACACAAGATGGAAGGTTATTTTATAGAATATGACATTATGATTCCTGAGATAGATAAAACAATAGAGGTTAAAAGAGATAAGCATACTGATAGAACTAACAATGCTTTCATTGAAACTTACTGCAATCATGTTAAGTCAGGCATCAATACCACTACAGCAAACTACTGGGCATACCTAACTAAGACTATGCTGTACTGGATTAAATCAGATGAGTTAAAGAGGTGTATCAAAGACAACAACATAGCAGAAGGAAAGAACTTTAGGATTGATGGTAAGTTAATTGATGCTTACCTAATACCTATAGATATATTTAAAAACTATTGTATGAGAATAGACACATTAACAGAGGAGCAACTATGCCAATTAAACTAAAACCAAGTGCAAAGATTAGAGATAGAGCTACAGGTAAGACAACTACTGAGCACTACTATCTAAAGTGTATGACACTTCAGCAGCTTAATGATTACATTGAATCATCTAGTGCTAAGAAGAAGGTCATACAAAAATGTAAGAATGAACTAACTAAAAGGAGAAAAAAATGAATTTAGAAAAGACTGTAATTTTATCAAGTGATTTGCCTGAATGGTTTAGCAAACCTAAGCCTAAAACAAAATGGGGTCATTGGTCTTATGACCCTAAAACATTTTATTTAACATATAAACATTTTTATCCAGTTGATTTAACAACCAAAAATACTAACTCTGATTTGTTAAATTTAATTTTTCAACTTAATACAAAAGACAATGGCAATTGGGATTCTGATTGTGTAAGCGATTTAGTAAAAGCTATTGATGATATTTTTTATCCGCAAGCAAATTGTTGCTCAAGTGGAGAAAATAAAAAGTTTAATGCTAAAAAATTATGTGAAAAATATAACAAAAAATTGAAGGAGAAATAAATGAATGACCCAGTAAACCATCCACCACATTACAACAATGGTGGCATAGAATGTATTGACTACATCAAACAACAATTAGGCAGGGAATTTCCTGCTTATCTTGAGGGTAATGCAATTAAATACTTGCACCGCCATAAATACAAAGATGCCAATATACAAGACTTAAAGAAGTCTGTTTGGTATATTAATAAGTTAATAGAACATTATGAGAACTTATGAAGATAGATAAACAAAAATTAGAACAGAAGATTAAGGAAGGTAAATCATCCCATGATATTGCTATGACTTATGATGTGCATCCATCTACTGTTAGAAGAAAGGCTAAACAATTTGGATTAAAGTTTGAGACTCAATCGCACTGGAGAAAAGGATGACTGTAACAGTTCAGATTAAATCTAATGAGAAAGAACTAAAAAAGAAGATGGGTTTGTTTCATAAAAAAAAACTTCCTATTGCAACTGCAAAGGCTATAAATGAAATTGGTGCAAAGGTTGTAAATGCTGAGAGAGCACAAATACAAAAGAAATTAGATAGACCTACTCCATTTACAATCAAATCAGTTGATATGCCACCCAAGTTTAGAGCTAAACCAAATGACTTATCTGCATTGATATTCATTAAAAGTATTGCTCAAGATTATCTAAAGTATGTCTATCAAGGTGGTATAGAAAGACCTAAGAAGTCAAAAATATTTGCACCTGTTACATCTGCTGGTGGTGAAAGATTGAATAAGCATGGTAACTTAATTGGATTAAAAGCTAAGAAAGTAGATAACAGAAAAGATTTGTTTCTAAATAGAAATGCTTTATGGAAGAGAGAGGGTGATGGTGGATTAAAACTTATAGCTGTTGCCAAACATTTTATTAAGCATAGGAAGTTATTGGATTTCTTTAAAATAGGATTTGGTGTAATCAAAAAGAATTACGATAAGGAATTAGATAAACAGATAAAGAAAGTAATAAGATGAATGTAGCTATAGACTATGACAATACATATACCTTAGACCCAGTAGCTTGGGATAAGATAATAAATATATTATTAGAATCTAATCACAAAGTTTATTGTGTAACCAAGAGGTATGAAGCTATAGCTGATGATATAAGAGATGCATTAGATATTCCTATTATCTATGCATTAAAATCTAAACTAGAAGCAGTACAGTCAGAGGGCATAGAGATTGATATTTGGATTGACGATAGACCTCATTCAATAACCCCTTACAAGGCTTTTAAACAAGCTCACAACCCCTTTAAATATAACAAATGGAGCAGATAGACCCCATGTCTAGGTTCTTTGTAGAAGAGCAAACCAACGAAGGTTGCGAG